TACTGGCTGGCAAACTGCTGGGCCTTGCGCACAGCGTTGGCAACTGGCCCGGTGATGCGGCTCTGCGGGGTAGCACGCATCTGGTCACCGCCGTACATCAGGTCGGCCAATTGCTTGCCGGTGGTCTTCTTAGTCGCCATTGTCGGGCCTCAGGGTGTTGATTACGGGATTATGCCTTCGGGGGTTTGCCAAGTCCACCCTCAGCCCCGGGCAGGCCTTACAGCGCTTGAAGGCTTGGCACACACCCAGCACCTCACATCGAGTATGGGTTTTCTTTCTTGCGGTGCTCCCAGCCTGCGTCAATGACGTCTTCTTCATCGAAGTCCTCCGGTGGTGGTGGGTCGATGTTCAGCCAGCCAGCGTCCCTGAGATACCGCAGGGCCTGCGAGGTGGCGTCCACGTAGTCGTCGTGGGTTGTCTCGGGGAAGGAGCAGATCTGGCTGACCATGCCCTCGGCCCAGTCCCTGACGTATCCCTTACGGTTGCTGGACTCGGGTATCCACACCCTGCCCGCCTTGATGATGTTTGCCACGATGGACAGCCGCTGCACCTTGTCAGCCTTGCCCGGGTTGTAAGAGCGCACGAAGATGTGGGCACGCTGCAAGTCTTGGATCAGGGAGATGCCAGCGGCTTTGTCCTCCACCAGCACCAGATCCACCCGTCTGGCGTCCTTGCCCTCACCGTAGACCGTCTCGTACTCCTCCAGCACCTTCTCCTTCATGTCGGGGTATTGCAGCCTGTCCTGCCATGCGTCGATCACCAGCACGGACATCCCGCCGTCAAGCGGCTTGAACACCCCGAACGTGATCTGGGCCGTGGGGTCGTTCTGGGCCTTCTCTGTGTAGGCGCAGTCGTAGCTCTGGAGGATGTACTCCAGCTTGGGTAGCGGCTTGGCTGCAGGCCAGAGCTTGAACCAGTCCCGCTTGACGATGCCGCCCTCCTCGGGGTCAAGGATCTCGGCATAGATCTCCTGCTGTCCGAGCTTCGTCCCCTCGTACTGAAGGATCTGCTTGCGGAAGTTGTCAGACAAGTTGTCGATGTTGGCGTAGGTCGAGGCGGTGGTCAGGTGGACATCGTCCCCCTCACGGCCAATCAACTCGACGATCAGGTCCTTTGGGCGTGGGGTCGTGGTGCAGATCATGCGGGTCTTCCACGTCTCGTACACCTTCAGGCGCATGCCGAACATGATCTGGTCCCACGCTTCTTGCAGGTAGTCCCAAGCTGCTAATTCATCACACCAGCCGCCGTGGAACTGTGGACCCCGGAAGCGCTCAGGCTCGGATGCGGGTATACCCTTAATGAGTGAACCGTTGACCAGCTTCAGCTCGTGCATCTGCTTGTTGTAGTCAGCAATCAGGATCTTGGGGATGACGGCCAGCAGCCCAGAGTCACCCTCAAAGCACGTAGCCCGGACGTCAGCGCTCGTGGGGGCGGAGACCAGCCACCGGGTGCCGGGGTGCTCCCATGCCCACCACCAGATCTGTTCGGCCGCAGTTCTGGTCTTTCCCGCTCCCCGCCCAGCTAAGAGCACCCAGATTGACCACCAGTCACCGTGGGGCAGGACTTGGTGGTTGTGCGCCTCTGTGAGCCACTTAGCCCTCTTGGCGAAGGCCATCTTGTGCGTGTCAGGGGCAATTGACAGGGCTTGCAGGACTTCAGGGTCTTGCAAGGTGTCCAGCAGGTCACTCCTCATTTGCTGTCTGGCGGCGCAGTTCGAGGTTCTTCACGGCAGCGGCCAAGATGTCCATGGCGTCGTTCTGCACAGCCAGCGGGGCCTCAGAGTCGCCGGCAAGGATCTGGCGGTCGCCGTACTTCCTAGGCTTGAGCTTCATGGCGATCCATTTGCGGGTGTCGATCCGGTTCCTCTGCCACTGGAGGAAGGCGTTGTCCAGCTTGTGCTCGATAAGCTCCCCGCTCTTATTCAGCACGGCAATCACCTCGGGCTGCTCATCGGCAATGGCGAGGATCTCGTCAGCCAAAGTGTCGGCTTGGTCTTCTCTTGCGCGTGTATACATGTCGCAGAAAGCGGGGTCGGCAGCTAACCAACGATACACCGTAGCTCTGTCTGGCATCTCCTCGTCCAGTGTGATGCTCTTGAGACTCTCTCCCTCTGAGATCCTGATACAGATGATGTCTGCTATCTGTTGGGTGAAAGATGATGGTCTTCCGATCTTCTTCTCTTTTGCGGCGAGGCCTTCGGGTTTACCCTTACTGGCTGCTTCGTCAAGGATTTGAGCGATGGAAGGCATCGGGGGTGTGTCTACCCCTTGTTGCGCGGAATTTTCGCCCTGTGGGGCTGATTTGGTGCTTTTGCGTGGCATCTCGTACTTTCAGAGACATGTAGGTGCCACAAGTTTACCCTGATGTTCAAGTAAGGGGCAAACTGGTTGCGGAATACCGAATCGAACGGTACGCAATCAGGCTTATGAGACCTGCCGGTGCCCAGCACCTTCCGCGATAAAGGTTGTTGGTGGCGACCGGGAACCCCCGATTCTGCGTGACCCTCCAGCCTCAATTGACTGGCGTCCCTTCGCTTGACCACCAACACGGCTGGGGACTCGTTGTGCGTCCTTCGATTAACGTGGCGACAACGGCCACATCCCCATGCGTGATGGCCCCCGGCTTCCCGGGGACTGTCTGTCAGAAATTGTAATCGTAGAACTTGGTGGGATGGTCACGGAGAGCAAACTTGCGACCATACTTATCTTGCCAACCCTTCTTCGCGCTGAAGCGGATACGAATCACTGGATTCTCGGGGTTGCTCTTGATGTCCCAACGCTGCTCGTGCTGGTTTGCGCAGTGGCCTGCAAAGCCGCCAACCTTCCAATCAGGGACCCAACTTGGGTCGAGCACCGCATCCATCTCGCGGACTTCGATGGTCTTGTCGCTGATGACCTTGACCACCTCGTAGGGGTTGACGTCAGAGTAGCCGTAGTGGTTTGCGTATTCCATGGTTTGCCTTTCAGTTACACAGCTCGATTGCTGTGCTTGTATTTGAACAGAAAATTCAACCTGTTGCAATACCCATTCACCTTATGTGGCTTTTGTCATCGACGCTCCCTTTAGGTACGCCAGCAGCTCGGTGGCCGTCATTTCTGGGTGGCGTTCGATCTGGGTCAGGACGAAGTCGTACCCGTCGTTGAAGCCCTTGATGCATTCGCTCATTGTGGTCTCGTTTTGGTATCTGTTTACCGTTGAGTAGACAGCGGCTTTACGCATAGCCGCTTCGCGCTCAATCCGGTTGAACTCTTCGTCTTCGGTGTTCATGGCTTGCTTCTCCTTGTTTGGTCTCCTGATCTTGCTCGTATGGCGTCGGCAATTTCCATTGGGGTTGCGTTTGGTTTTATGCAATTAAGACACGCCTCACGCTCGGCCTCAACAGCCTCACGCATTGCCACACAGGCATACCGTTTACAGGTCGGGCCGCATGAGTGAATGTCCCACTTGTACTTCTCGTCTTGGTCAGCACGGACAAGGGCTTCAAAGGCTTTCAACTTTTCAAGGTAGATTGGCTCACCAGTTACAAAGTCGTAAGGCATCTTGGTCTCACGGGCCATGTCTATCGTGTCTCTCATGCTTCCCTCGCTTTCAGCATCTCTGCTCTGCAATCGTTCCAACCTGCTGCATATGCAGGAAGTTCGTCCTCGTTTGGGCCAATTGCATCTGGTACGGCTGGCTGTGCCATTGCACGGGTCATCTCATCCGTGTAGTCCGCCTCGGCTTCTTGCCACGCTTCAACTAAAGCGTCAGACCATACCAACCCATGCTGGCCGATAAAGTCGCTGACTGCCACACCCAGCTTTTCAATGGAGATCATCTCGTTGCCCTGCCTCCAGCACAGGCAAGGGCTGCCCACAATTTGCGGTCTACCGCAGTGTCCACAGTTGTATAAAGATGCAGTCATCATCTGTTCTCCGAGGGTACGAATTTAAACGCCTTGTTTGCGTTGATAAGCCCATACGGGCTGGCGGTAAAGTTATGACCCTTGTAGCAGTCATAACAGTATTGCGTGGGCGATTTGATGTCGCACTTGCATTTGCGGCAGAACTTCCACGGCTTGCGCTTGATGGCCTTCTCGCGTTCTTCGGGGGTCATGTGTTTTTGGCTTTCAAAATAGCTTCGGTCATGTCAAAGATGCTGCTTTCTGATCTCAAAATCGTATCGCGCTCATCTTCCGTCAGCCCTTGCCATTCCCGTTTGGGTTGTGCAAGTTCTCCTTTTGCAAATGTCATGGCTTGCCCCAGTTTCTTAGCCAACACATCTTCAATCAGCGGCACAACAGCCTCACGCAAATAATCCCGCAACGCTTCTTCTTGTTTTGGTGTCATGTGTTCTTCTCCTTGAGTGTTGCCATCGTTATTACGATTGCCATATTTTTTGTCAGTGCCATTGCTTCAATGGCTTTAATCTGCTCATCCGTCAGCCCTGCCCAAGGCCGCTGTGCTGCGGGTGGGGTGGTGTACGTCTTTAGCCTCTCAACAACATCGGCGCCTGTGTGCCCATCAAACTCAAACAAAGCACGCTCCACTTCTGGAACAGCGAACAAGTCCCAATCCTTTGCTTCGTAGTGATTGCTGATCTGACCTTGTGGCAAAACAGCAACAACAATGAACCAGCCACCGCCAAAGCACAGTTCATTATCGTGGTGACGCCATGACTTGTGGACAGAACACTTGCCGCCAGCCGCCCACTCGTTGAACAGTGCGGCGTTGTATGCCTTGCGGAACTCATACAGCTCGTTAAACGTGTGATAGCCGTCTGAAGTGTTGCCATCAATCGCCACAGGCTCCTGCACAGGTGCTGCAAGGGCTTGCTGGATAGCTTCAACAGCATCATCGTGGCTTTCGCTTCCTGCTCCGCAACCAAAATACCATTCTTCTAACGCCTTCAACGCCAATTTCAATGTTTCTTTGTCAGTCATTTGATGATCCTCAGAAAAACGCCGCACCGGGCGCATTTGTAAATAGGTTGGCCCTCGACAGGCTCCCAGCGGTGTTTGCAGTCGGTCATGTTGCACACTCAATGGCTTGGAGCTTAGAGATCCGGGCATTGATCTCAGTCACGGTCTTCTGGTAGTCGGCCATGACTTTCTGCTTGTGCTTCTCCAACGCAGCAATCTTCTGTGCGCGTGGATCGTAGTCGTCAGGGACGTCGATCTCGATCTCTTGCTCACCCACGTAAGTGCGGCTCTCGGTGTCGTCCAGCTTGCACGAGTAGACGGTGTAGTCGCCTGTCTGCTCCCAAGAGTATTGGTTGTAGTGAATGTGAACGATGGTTTTGACTTTCATGATTGCTCCTTTGATGGGGCCGTAGCCCCGTGGGTTTAAATTGCTCGGGCCATCTTGATGTGGATGACGCGCTGCACGACCTTGTGGCGTGAGGTGCCTGCCTTGGCCTCGGCTACCGTGTCAAAGCCACGGACGCCGCAGCCCTTGTCGTCTTCAAAGTCCCAGCCCTCTTCGAGGGTGACGATGATGCTGTTGCCGATGTTGCGCTCGTCGTCAATGTGAGCGATCCAGTGGCGCGAGGCCAGCAGGTTGTCAATGGTCTTTCTCATGTTGGCCTACATTATTTGGCTGGAGTAACGCGAATGTCAGCGCGGCCTTCTTTGCGGAAAGTAGCCAAGACATCATCTTGGATGTTGTATGCGACGCACAGCTTCTTGT